TCTTGGGCCAGCGAGTGGAGTGCCGTCCGGGTCGAACACGGTGGTGTCGGGATTGAACGGCGACAACGTGATCGCTGACGGGCGAGATGCTGACGGAACCTGGCTCGGTAGTATGAGAGACACAGTGAGGATGGCACCGATACCAGCGCCACCGGCATTATCGACGCTCTGCACCTGCCCATAGCTGCCATCGCTACCTTTGAACCAGCTATTGAGCGTCCAGTTAGCGCCGCCGCTCGTAATCGCTATCGACTGCAACTCGACGTTGGATACATCAATGGCGAGGCCGGATGCAGTCGGCGTGACGCTGCCATAGCGCAGTTGCCATGCGCCGTTGTTATCGAGTTGCCCATTGAAGTGCCGCAGCAGGAAACCGTTGCCGAACTGTCCTGTGGTGCCGTCTGCGTTGACCATCCGCATGTCGATCGCACCAGCCATGTGCTGACGACCGGCAAGCCCGCTACCCTCGAATACGACGCCGTAGCCCTGATTGATGTCTATCGCGTTGGTAAACACCATCGCCTGCTTATAGCGTGAGGTGGCTGCGGCCCGCGTTCCGCTTATTGCCACGCCAATGTCGGTGAACACGCCCTGACCACCAATGCGCGCGATCTGCAAAGTGGCAAGTTTCCTGATCGGCCCACCCGCCCAGTTATCGTCAATCTCCAGCCCGACGCTCGCGCCGTAGTATGTAGCGTTGGCGGTTGCGCTGGCGCTGATGATCGCACCCCACTGCTGACCGAACGTCTCGGTAATCGACTTGCCGCCAGCGTTGAAGTTGGCCTGCGCGCTACCAGTAAACCCGATCTGCTGTGTCGCGGCACTGGCCGGCCCTTTGTATGACCAGACGACGCTGCCATCAGGCACGGCATTCGTCGGTATGCCGTTAGCAACCGTTGGTATGACCGGGCCAGGTGATGCTCCGGACGTGCCCGGTGTCTCCACACGGAAGAGGCCACCGTTGTTCGGGTTGCACACAAGTTCGCCGCGAGTGGCATATGATGTGCCTGTGGCCCAGTAGCGCGGCACACCCGGCCCCTGATAGGACCACACCACCGTGCCATCGGTGATCGCACTGCCGTAGCCTGACGGCCCGGTGCCTGACGGTGCCGAGGTGCCTGCCTGGGTCGCGACGTAATACGAGAGGTTGTTCGTCATCGCGTAGTTGAGCGGATAAGCCGTGTTCTGCGCCCAGGTGTTGGTCCCTGGTGCGAATGTGCCCAGTGCCACCTGCGACACGCTGCCAACGAGCGCATTGAACGAGCGCCCGATCGAGCCTGGACCCACCTGCGACCAGAACTGCCAGCCGCGCTTCCCGAGGCTGCCGGTGTTGAACCCGTTGTATAAGGTAACGGCGTTGGAGCCGATCGCAGCGCCTGCTGTCGGTGGATCAAGGTTGGTGCCGGTGATGGTATTGAGGAACGTAAACGAATGGTTTGCGGCGTCGGTGCTGGTGCCGCTCCATGCGATGTTGCGGTTGATGTTGATCGCACCGCCGGGATCAACGAGGTTCAGAATGCCGCTGACATTGCCGCCGGTCAGCGGCAGGAACGGTCCACCCGGCCCTGGAGGCCCTGGAGGCCCTGGAGGCCCCACGATAGGACAAGGTATGTTCGGCGGCCCGACCGCAGTCGAATAATCCGAATAATGGAGGCGGTATGCCAACGCATTCCCTCCTAGAAATACGCCACGGCGACGGGTTGCCCGCTGGTGGGCAGTGCCACGTAGCGATAGATCGCGATCATCGCGGCCTGCGTGTCGCGTGGGTCGGTGTCGCCACCGAACAGCGGCGCCAGGCGATCGGCGGCCAGGATCTCGTATGCTTCACCGACTGGGTTCGGAATATCGAGGCTGGTCCATCGCGCGAGGCCGCGCATCACGAGGTCGTCGTGGATCGCCTGCACCGCCTCCTGCGCCTTGGTGTCGCTGCTGAGCACCATCGCGCCCTTGCGGATGCGGCCCTCGAGCGCCGGTATGATGGCTGGATCGACTGCCTTGCCGAGACTGGCGCCGGCCATCGCCACCGTCAGCTTCACGTATTCCACGACGAACGCCCTCGGCACGGCATCGCCGGTCCACCACACGATGCCCTGCGCGTCGAGCGCCGCATGGACGCTCGCCACCTTGTCCAACATGAACGGCATGTCGGCGTTGAGCACGGTGGCGCCGGCGCGCACGCGCCCCTCGAGCAGCGCCACGATCGCCGGGTCTACGGCCTTGCCGAAGCTCGACGCCGCGTCGGCCGCGGTGAGCTTGGTGTATTCCTCGGTGAACGCACGCGGGATGGTGCTGAGCGTCCACGTCGCGATGCCCTGTGCCTGCAGGGACGCATGCACACTCGCCACCTTGTCGAGCACCAGCGCCTGATCGGTGGGGATCGGCGTTTCGTCCGAGGCGATGACACCCAACTCGACCAGTGCCGCCGTGGCGATCGTCGCCTGCGGCACTGTCTCGGTGGTGGGCGTGCCGTCCGAGTTCAGCACGCCGAGTTCCACCAGTGCTGCGGTGGCGATGTCGGTGGCCGCCACCGTCTCAGTGAGCGTTGGAGAATCGTCAAGCGGCACGACGCGCACGCCGATGCGGCGAAGCGCCTTCTGCGCAATCGTGCCGATCGACGTTGTCATGCCTACGCGACCACCACGGCATTGCTGGGCGGCGCTGTGGTCGAGCCGTGCGCGTTGGATGCGGTGACGGTGCAGGTCGCGGTGTGCCCCACGTCGGCCGCCACCACCGGCAGCGTGGCGCCATCACCGGGGATGTCCACGTCGTCCAGGCGCCACTGATAGACGTATGCGGTCGGCTCGCCGTCCCAATTACCCATTGTGCAGCGAAGTTCACTGCCGGCCTGGTCAACGAACGGCACATCGACGTTGACCGGGGCGCTAGCCGTCCCGCCATTGCCTTCAGGTGGTGGTGGCGTCTCGACCTCAGCACCCGGGTCAGCCGGGTCAACGCCCAACTCGACGTATCCCGCATCGCGCAGCATCGTGTTGTGCTCGAGGTTGTCGTAGACGCCGCGCGCGCCGGCCGAGGCCGCGCTATCGGGCGGCAGCACCACCGTGGCGCCCTGGATGCCGGCGATCTGCTCTGGCGTGGGTGGCTCGATGCCAGCCTCGGCCGCAGCCGCAGTGATGGACGCCGATACAGTCGGTGCATGGGCCATTGGATGTCTCCTGTGAGAAAAGAGGAGGCTCCCGGTGAGAGCCTCCTGTCGTAGCTACAAACGGCTATGCGTCAGCGACAGCCGCGCTCCATATGACCATCGAGCCGTTATCAACCGGCTTGGTGGTATCCACCGTGGGATCGGTGCCGAAGCGCAGTTTCTGCACGCCCCGGATCTCCTCCACGCCGACGCCTCTCATAAAGCCATAGTCGCGCTCATTCGTAATGACTTTCGTCCGCTGTGCCCAGGCGATGCCGATTGCCTGTGCGCCGCAGAGGTAGGACGCGCCGCAGTCAATAGTTGAACCGCCGGTGTCGCCGGTATGCAGGATCGGCAGTTCGGGTATCTCACGAAGGATCATGCCGTCGTAGAGAATATCCCCAGCCGTGAACAGCGGGTTATCTGACCCACGGTTCCAGGCGTATTGCAGTGCGTTGATGATGACCGGATCCAACAACAGGTCGCGCCACACCAGGGACGGTATGAACACCACATACCATTCCTCGTCGTTGTTGATCCTGATAGGCCGGATCTTGGGCGTTGCCGTGCGCGCCAGCCGCTTGGCGAGCGTCAGTTGCGCCGCGGTCATTTTGTCCTGGGTATTGTCAACGGTGGCGAGCGCAGTTGCATATACACCGCTGACCGCATTGGCCTTGCTGATGCCGAACAGCACCCGGTCGGCGTTGTTCACCATCCAGGTGTTGCGTTGGCCTGCGGTGGCGGCGGCGTAGGTGACCTGCACGTTGCCGTCTGCGGTAATCGCCCCGAGCGATGCGATGATGTCGCTGCGGAGCCGGTTTGCCGCCCAGTTCTTCAGCACCGAGCGACCCGCCTGCAGCAGGTCTATCACCGACTTCTGTTCGTCCCACTCCGACACCGCGACGGCGTGCCGCAGCACGCTGACCACGACGTTGAGGCTGCGGGCATTGAGCACTTCTTCATTGCCCTCTAGGACCGTATTCCCAGATACGCCGGCTCCGGTGAGATTGCGGACGGTGGGGAAGACCACGGTGTCCCCTGGCTTCCTAGTCAAATCTGTCTGGAGCTGAATAAGAGAGTCCATCGTAGTGCCGAAGTAGACACTAAACTGGTTCTCCCTAATATACTCGCCTGTATCTTCGCCGAGGGACGCTAGTCCTCGACCGCCCGTTACTTAGGGACTGCTTCATGTCGCCATGAAGAGGAGACCATATCATTACCCCAGAGGGGCACCGGGCGCTTCGAGCCGCTTGGCTCTACTCCGATCTCTCGGATGGTCGTTGCACCGTGGCCGAAGGACAATGAT